CTCGCATTTACATATAGATTTCCTGCACCAGAACCATCACTTGAAACCCAACCAAGATAATAATTTCCTGTTCCATTTGTTGCAGTAGAACCATTTGGAATTACAAATGAGTTTCCAGTACCCATAGATAATCCACTATGAGTGACTGTTGCAGTTGCATTTGAACAAAGATGGGTCATTACAGCACCATCTGTATTTGTGTATGAAAATTTCCAACCTGCTATAATTACATAAGCGTTGGTGTTTGTAGATTTTTCAAATACAATTTGCCAGAAATCTTGAGAACCACTATCGCTTTTTCTTGTTTGAAATTGTGTAATATAATCTGCTGACGCAAATTGCATAGCACTTGATTGTTCTACACCATAATAAGCGTCTACTGAATTAAACCAAGCAGAACCACCAGTCATTGAGCTACTTTGTATTCCTGCGTGTAATCCAGTATTTAGATTTTGAGTGACATAAGAAAATGCTCTATCAACATTTTTTCCATTTGCTGTTGCTCTTAAAGTAAAGCTGTTCGTTGTATCTGAAGAAACATCTGTTGGGTCGCCAGAAATCACCCCAGTTGAGCTGTTAAGTGATAAGCCACCTAATGAACCAGATTGTAAAGAATAAGAAACTGTATCGCCATCTACATCTGTTGCAGAAACTGTAAAGTGATTTCCAGTTGCAAGTTCATTAATAGTTCCGAGAGAGCCACTAGCTGTACTCCAAGTTGGAGAAGTGTCTACACTGATTAAACCAGAGCCAGATATACCAGATACTCCAGTAGCAGAAGTAAATTTAATTTTGTAAGGTTCTTTAGCATTTAAAAAACTTGACTTTGTTTTTACTGCTGTGACCTGTGTAGCAGAATTAAATGTCGTTGTATCTGCATTAAATTCAGAAGTATCATTCCCAACAAAAACTATTGTTCCACCAGAAGTAAAATTTTCTCCAGTTATAACAAAGGTTTGATTACCACCTGCTTGACTATCAACTTCAGTCACATCAACTGATGATATTGTAGGTGTTGGCTCTAAAGTTGAAAAAGAACCAGAAGCATTTCTCCCCTCAAAAAATCCAGTAGTTGAATTATATCGCCATTGACCAGTCGTAGAGCCACGCTGTGCTGTAGTTCCTAAAGCTACTTTAGTACCCTCTGTACCAGTATCTACTATGTTTTCAAATTTAAAATCAGCTATGTCTCTAGCTTTTGTCATTTAACTCTCCTTGAATTTATGATTTATTATTCTTCAATTGGTGGTGTATAACCAGTCAATGCTGTTGCTTCAGCTTGTGTTAATCCCAAGTCTAAAAGTTTTTTATTACCATTAGCTTGGTCTGTTTCCTTTTGGTTTTTTTCTGCTAATTCTGTTGCGTCTTTTTCTGCAATTAATACATTATCTGCCTCAACTTGTGCAATTTCATCAGCAGTTAATTCAAGCTCTAAACCATTAGGATTTTCTGGATTAAATATTACTTTTTTCATTTATTTGTTCTCCTTATTCATTATGAGTTCTTTAAACCATATAGATAAACGTGGTCAAAACCAATAAGTTCACTACTATGTCCTTTAAAAGTTAGTCCACTTAAAGCAGTTGTACTTTCATACTGAAAAAATCCATTTAGACCATACCAATAAGAACCTAAAAATGAACCAGAGTGATATTGTATTTGCTTAAATCTTTCAGTATTTAATGGGTCAAAGATTGTTAATTCAGCATTTAATCTTCTAGTTGCTGTATCATCTTGCCAACCAATTCTAACTTGCGTGTCATTTGTTGAGTGTGCAACTGAATTATTGCCTGAGTTTCCAGTAGTTAAATCAACATAGTTTGCAAGATACTGATAATTAGAACCAGTTTGAGCTGTGCCACTATGATTTACTCGCACTTGAAATTTATTACCATCACTTCTAGCACCCATTATATATAATTTATAAACATCATAATCACTTGTAAAATACCCATCTATTGAAAATGAAGCTACTTCACTTGTTTGTGAAAGACTTGCAAGTCTAGTAAAATCAGACGAGACTACTACTGGTGTATAAAATTCTAAAGCACCACCTGATGATACTCTTAATTGTTGATTTGCACTTCCAATTGAAAGTGTACTATCCCAAATTCCACCAGAACCAGAAGCGAGTATGTTCCACTTCGTAGTGTCGGTTGGAAGATTTCCTGTTGTTGAAGTCTTTGCAACATAAGAACTGCCATTGTAATAAACTATGTCATCTAAAACATAGGCAGTACTATTGTCGTAAGTACCTTTGAATACAGGTTTTATTTTGCCTATATCTATTGTCGCCATAATTATATTTCTCCTTATATTGTTGCGATTAAGTTCCCAGTCGTAGCGTCAATGCTAAACGTATAGCCAGACGCACTAAACAATACGTCATCAAACGAATTGTACTGAGTGTTTGTTATGTTATCTGCACCTTGATTGGTCGTGATAACTTGTAAAGTATTATTAGCAGGTACTGGTGTATTCGCCTGTCCACCCATTGCTGAGTGAGAACTGCAATAGTAGTAAAGCGTTGGTGCTGAAGTTCCTACTACAATCGTCACTTGGGTTGAACTGTTGTGAGTGACACCTGTCGTATATTCTGTACCCCCACCGTGAGTACCATTTGAAGTCGTTGAAAACTTAAATGGGTGTGCTGACGGATAGTTGAAGATATACGTATTACCCTCTAATAATTCTAATGTTTTTTGTTGTTCACCGTTAATAAAGTATTTGTTTTGTCCACCAACACTTTGAACAGTGACTGTGTAAATAATTGTTGAAGCTGTAAAACTTTTTGTAAATCCATAAACTTCAGGTGAACTTGCTTGACCTAATATGAAAGCATTTCCTGAACTGTTTACTTTTAAAACTTTGTCTGCTTGACCTGATACTGAAGAAATTCCTGTACCACCTCTAGCTATTGGTAAAGTATCTGAAGTGATTGCAGTTGCTGAAAATGAAGCAATGCTAAATGTTCCAAACGAGACTACCGATAAAATGTCTCCTGCACTTGCACCAGAATTTAGTGTGATTGTTGAACCGTCTGTTGCTGTGTAGTCATTTGAAGCACCATTTATTATACGGACACCATTTAAATAAACATCTAAGAAATTTGGGTCGTAAGCGAGAGCCACCGAATTATCGTCATTGCCTGTGAAGACCGTCTGATTTGCTGTTGCTGTAAATTTATTACGTTGTGAAGTGCCATTTACGGAAGAACCTGCGTTTTGAAACGCATTACCGTCATAAACTTTCATCACATCATTAGTCGTGTCAAACCAAAGAGTTCCCTCTGGTATTCCTGTCGGTGCAGTTGCTGAAATTTTATAAGTGCTTCCGAAAGCGTTTACTGAAGTTAAGTTTCCTGCAACAGTATTTACGTTAGCTATTGAGCCACCTACATTGTTTACATTTGTGATTGCACCTGCAACCGTATTAATATTTGTAGAATTACCTGCTACTGAATTAACACTAGCTATATTCTGTGCAACCGTATCAATTTCAGAAGACGCTTCATTTAAGTCATCAGCTACTGTTTCTATTTCAGATACAGCTTCGTTTAAATCTTGTGCAACTTTTTGAACATCAGTGATATTCGTAGCTACTGTGTTTACTGAAGCAATGTTGGTTGCAACAGTATTAATGTTTGTAGAATTTGAATTTGCAGTTGTAATCGCAGATAGACTGTTAGCTACGTTTGTGACCTGTGAAGAAATTCCTGCAACCGTATTTATGTTTGCTAAATTAGTAGATATAAAACCTTTGTTTACAGCGTCATTATTATTAACTGGGTCTGCAACATTTTTAATTCTTTTATTTAAAGCGTCAAAGGTATCGTCAGTAGCTAACTTCATAGCACTCTGACTTTCATCATTAATTTCTTGTGCAATAAAGAAGTTTTGGTCTGCTGACTTATCTAAGTCACTTTCTGTTAATACAGAGCCATCTTGGAAATCAACAAGTCTAGCGTCAGTTGGTGTTTCTCTTTTAATTAATACAACAGTACTATTTGCAGGATTACTGTTCATTACTACATTGCTTCCTGATATTGTGAAAGCAGTTGTAGAAACTCCATCTAAAAATACTTTTACGTGTGTGCTATCTATAAAACTAAATGTTATAGCAAACGTACTTGTGTTTCCGTCAGCAGTATAGCTGACACGTGCATTGAACGACATATATTATTTTTCCTATTGACTAAATTTATATAAACCCTCTAACCTTTTCAGATTAGGTTGAGTACCTAAAGATAAAATATTTTTGTTAATATTTAAGTTTTGTATAGAATTTTCTAAAGTAAATTTACCTGTTGGGTCTTCAGTACTAAAGAAATTTCCTCTTTCTTGAATTAAAGTATTCTCAGCTATTGCCTGATAGTCTTTAATTATTCTTGTTAAGTATTTAACTTTACCACCTCTTTCTTTATTGTTTTTATCAACCTGAGTTGGTTCACCTAATCTCTTATAAAAATCAGAATTTATTTCTTGTCTTAATCTTTCATCTAAAGTTAATCCACCTACTTTTACGTCTCTTAAAATTTCTTGTTGTCTATCGTAAGCAGTTTGACCTTTTTTATTTTTAAAGAATTTTAAATTTATATCACCATTAAGATTTTCTCTTAACTTAGGCATATTATAACCAAGTCTTAAAATTTCTTCTGCAACAACATCATTTGAACTTTCAGAATAATTAAATGGATTAAATACATTTTGAACTAATCTAAACGTATCAGAGCCAAATCCTTTTATTGGATTACCTCTAAAATCATATTTAAGTGCAACATCACCTGCACCTAAACCAGTTCTTTTTTTAGCTTCTTCTATTAAACCATTAGCGTCTCTGTAAAATGGGTCATTAACTAATTTAGTAAATACATTAGGATAAAAAGAACCTAATTTTTGGTTCATAAATCTTCCCATTTTATCTGGGTTATCATCAGTCATTGCTTCCATAAATTCTGATAAACCTCTCAAATATGTTTTAGAGAATAAATTTCTTGATACTGCTGAAAAACTAGCTTTCCCAATATTTTTAATTTGAGTTCCAACACCTAAATTACTATCAGCATTTTCACCCATTCTATGTAAAGCAATAAGCATATCTCCACCTACTCTTGCTAATTCTTCTTCAGTAAGTTTGTTATGGTGTAGACTAAAGTCAGCTACTAATCCAAAGAAAGCACCAAAAGGGTCAAATCTTCCAAATTGAATATATTTAAATTTACCCTCATCTTCATCATAATATCTAAATGAGTATGGTTGAAACCCTGTATTTCTTCTTAAATCTCTAAGGTCTCTTGAATTTGTTGGTAAATCAAGTGCATTTGCTTGTCCACCTGTAATCATACCCTCTTTTGCCATTATACTTGCAAGAGTAATCAAAGCAAAACCAGTTGCCATTTGACCTCTTACTTGTGCAGTTCTCATAGGATTACCACTAGCACCAGTGAAATCGTCTCTAAATTGTTTTCTCATCAATGCTAAAGGTGTTCTATCAACAACATTTAACATTAAGTTTACTGGTGTTCTAACAAAAGGAATAATCTGTTTTAGATATGGGTGTGAATTTGAAGCGTCTTGTACCTTTTTAAATATTCCATATAATTCTTGTGTAAAAGTACTTTCTTCTGCATATCTTAAAGCGTCTACATCAATACCTCTCAATCCAGTATCAGCGTCAAAACCTTTTCTAAAATAAGCATTTACATATTCGTCAAACTCAGTAATATCTTTACCGTTTATTTTTCCAACTATTTTTGTCTTACTTTTGCCATATTTACTAGCGTCTCTAATTGCATTAGCATATAATTTTGCTCTATAATTTATTTGTCTAAAAAATTCATCTTCAGCATTTAAAAATCTTGTAGCAGTTCTAACTACTTTACCAGTTGTTCCACCAATAGATTTTACTGGTTGGTCTAGTTTACTTCTGTTTGAAATAATTGTGTCTTCATTTTTAAACGCAAGTTTAGAATATTTAACTGCGTCTCCTAAATACATTTTTAATCCTGCTAAAGTATCTAAAGCATTTTGACCTTGTTGTTGGATTGCTTTTACCATTTCAGGATTTTCAATTAAATCAGAAGTAAGTTTACTTCCTACTAATTGTTCCATAGGTTTTACAAAAGTATTAACCAAGTTAGAAGTCATATTGATAAGGTGAGTTTTAGGATTAGATAACAAAGCATTTATCCAAAACTCGTTAGCAATATTCCAAGTTCTATTTTTTGTGACAGCAGTTAATATTTTTTCTGTTGCTCTTGCGTCTGCTTTTGAAATTCTTCTATAAAATTCTTTTCTATTACCTTTAATTATTTCACCTGACTTAATAGCATTTTGAATATTTTGTACTTTTTCTACAAATTCATCTATGTTTTTAGCGTCACTTGTTTTACCAAATAAACGAAAAGTACGCCCTAAGTTTTCACCAATTTGGTCTCTGTTAAAAGTTAATACTTCCCATTCACCTATAAGTCTATTTACAAGATTATCTACATCTTTGTTTTCTTTTGATAAAGCTAATCTACTTAATCTTGGTATAGCGTTAGTTAAAGTTTCATAGTAAGAATTTAATGCAACCATTACGTATGGTGCGTCATCAGTATTTTTAGCTAATTTACCTACAGCTTTAAACATCTTAGTTGTTTTACCACCAAACATTTTATCAGCAGTATTTTCAACAACCTTGTCAGGTATTTCTAATTTTCTTTCTTTTAATTTTTTTCTAACAATAGGTATAAAAGTTTTTAAAGTTAGTAATCCCTCTTTATCTAAGTTTACTAATTGTCTTGCATTGAAACCTAAATCAAATCCCTCATCTGCATTTAGAGATTGTTCAAATTCTTTTCTATTCTTTTTACCTTGTGCTTTTCTAAAATTAGCTACAAAAGTGTCTTCTACATCTTTTACTAATTGTTCTTTTGTTTTTACTGGTATATTTTTAGGTTCAAAGTTTGTAATATTTTCATCAAAACCTTTTAAGAAATTTCTATCTTCTTCTAATAGTTTTTCATTAGGTTTCTTTTTAGAATACTTTTCTGCATTTTTTTGTTTTATATATCTAGCAGTTCTAAAGATACCCTCTGCTACTCCACCTAAAGCTACTCCCTCAACTGCATTTTTGAACCGACCTTCCCAGAAAGTATCTTCTGGGTCTGAAGCTAAATAATCAAATAATGGGTTAGATAGTTCTGGTGCATATTGATTTACCATATCTACAAAACGACCAGAGTTTTCATCAAAAGCTACAAAATCAGCACCTGCACCTTGTATTAAAGATTTAGGTGTAGAACCTAGTTTTTGAAATGCTTTTACTGGTTTTAAGAATTTTCCTACTCCTATAAATCCTGTAGCAAATTGTGATACTCCTCTTATAAGACCACCTGCAACCGTATCTGGTGCGTCTACCTCTGGTAAAGTGAATAAATCAAATTCATTGGGGTCTCCTACTCCTAAAGTGTCACCTATTCCCTCAATCAGATTTATAGAGGACTGAATACTATCTCTAGCACCACCTATGACTTGTAAAGGTATATCTGTAAGAAAACTTCTCTCTTGTTCTGGTAAAGCAGTTGTTTGAGGTTCAACAGCTTTATACTCATCAAGAGACAAATACTCATTGATAGTGTCTTCTGGTGTACCCTCTGGGAATTGAATAATTGTACCATTAGGTGCAGTTCTTTCTATCATTAATCGTTTTCCTCTATTTTATTTTCTTGTTGTTTTAATTTAATTCTATCAAATTCTTCCTGAGTTATTGCATTTGGATTATCTCGTCTAAATTTTCTAAGTTGTGTACCTGATAAATTTTCAGGAATAATTACTACTTTTTCTAAATCTATACTTAATTCTTCGTCTGGTTTTGGTTCTACTTTTTTAGTTCTTTTTTTATTTTTATTTAATTTAGTTCCGTCAAATTGTTCTGTTTTTGCACCACCAGTATTATTGTTTCCAGTATTATTTTGAGTTAAAGAAGTAGGAACAACTCTAGCTGTTTGTTGATTTACATAAGTTAAATATTCATTATATCTTGTGGACATATATTTTAAAAATGCAGTTTGCCTTTCTTCAAAAGTTTTATACTTTTCGCCACCTAAAGGATTATCAGATAACCATTGTTTAGCGTCAGTCTCAAACTGTAATACTAATCCTGCGTCTATAGTTTTAACAGACTGTGTGCTAGTAATAGTTTTAATTGTGCTTTCTAAACTTGAAGTAAAACCATTAAATAATTTATGTTCTAATAAACCATCTTTTTGAGTAGCTTTATTAACTAATACTGTATTTCTTAATTCATTAAATTTTGTTTCTTTAAATTGATTTTGATTATCTTCTAAATAAAATAAAGCACTATCGTATTGACCTTTTTTAATTAATTCTTCAACATCAGCTAGTGATTGTTGATTAGTAGTTGCTGAATATCCTGCTTGGTGATTAGCATAAATTTTTTCAGCGTTCTTTTTACCATTAGCACTTAAATTTTTAAAAGTATCTGATTTTCTAAATTCACCTATTGTAGAAAAAGTATCTAAATTATTATAAACAATATTACTTTCTTTTACTCTTAATTGTTCAGCTTTAGTATTAAATTCTTTTAGTTCTTCTAACTCTCTATCATCTAAAAGTTCTTTTATTTCATCAAAATCATTTTGTAGTGCTTTTATATCTCCTAAAGAACCAAGACCTGATAGGTTTATATTTTTAGGTAATTCTCTAATTAATCTACTTGCACCCTCATAATCGCTAGTTGTGTTTGCATATTCTTTTAGTGCTTCTAAAAATAAATTTCTAGTTGATACTTTACCTGAACCACTCTTTACTAACTCTTGTATAGTTAAAGTAAGTTGCTCTCCTTTTTGTTCTATTGTTAAAGTATCATCATCAAAAACACTTTGAAAATTTTCTTTTGTTCTTAAATCAAATAACTCACCTACTTTTGTAAGTTGATTTTGTGCGTGAGTTTGTGATAACGAATTTCTAGTGCCAGAAGTTTTTGAGAAAAAACCTTTGTCTAATTTTTCAGCACTAAAAGTACCTAATTGATTTGAAGCTACAAAGTTTTTTAGTTCATCTTTATAGAAGTCTTCAAAAGCACCAACATTAGTATTTTCTCCAACTTTTAATTCACCATATCTTCTGTAAGCATTTATTTTAAATTCTTCAGCTTTTCTATTTAAATGTAATTCTTGTAATTTTTCTATGTAATAT